GGTGTACCGGCCTGCGACGGTCTGCCCAGTCGGGTCGTGCCAGAACTTCGGGCTGGTCTCGTAGGGGTCGTAGAAGTAGAACGGCTCCGTCGGGCCCTTGCGGGCGTCGTAGAACTCGCGAAGTGTCGTAAGCTGCGCCGGAGTCAGCCGCTTCGCGAGCCGCCATCGTTTGCGGCTGTTGGCCGCCTGGACGGAGCGCTGCGATTCGCCGTTGCGATACTCGTTGTCGATGACCGGATATTCGCGCTCATGGACAAAGGCGCGCGAGAGACTCGCCGGAATCACCGTCAGTGGCGCTGCGTTCTGAACTGAGCCGGGCATCAGGCGGTCACCAGATCGATCAGTCTCTGGTCGGGGCGCGCGCCGATCCGGCTCGCGACGAAACGGGCATAGTTAGCCGGATGGTTTCCGTCAGCCGAGGGCGCGTACACCCGGAACATCTCCTCCGCGGTCGGCGGCTTGCCCCGCGTGTAGCGTCCGTCGAGATACTGTCCGACCAGCACGCGCAGGATGCGCCAGCCTTCCTCGATGGCTCGTCGGCTCATCTCCTCGCGGGAGGCGCCAGGAAACCGCTCAGATGCCCATGCGACGAAGTCGACATAGCCGCGATGAATGGGATAAGGCAGGCCGCGCGCGTCGCGCCACTGCCGGATGTTTCCCGGGTTTGCGTTCCTCTGGGCCAGAGTCGGCTTCTCGGTGGTGGCGTAAAAGCCCTCCATTTCCGCGATGGCCCGCGCGATCTTCTCGATGAGTTCTTCTCGCGTCACGACAGGATCAACCCTGGACTCAATTGCAGCCCGGTCATCTCACGGCGGCCGGCGCTGGCCTTGGTCGCGGTCATCGCCGCCGATTGCACCGCGCGCGGATTCTCAACCACCACGCGCACCGTCTCCTTCTCGAAGAACTCCTTCGCTCCTGGCACGGTGATGTTGATCACCGTGGGACCTGCCGCGGATGACGGCGCGCCGCCGCCGATACGGTCCAGGGTCAGGCCTCCGGAACTCGACTGGAAAAGACTCCCGCCTTGTTGGAGCAACGACACTGGGCGCACGGTGGCGGGGAGTCCGGAAGTGCTCTGGCCCGTCGACAGCGCGTACAATTCGACCAAGTCACGGATTTGCGGGCTGCGGATGGCCACCTCCAGATTGCCGCCGAAGCCTTGCTTGGCGATGTCGACGATCTGCCTCAGCACGCCTTCGTCGCGGATGTCGACGCCGTAAGTGGCCTTGATCTTCTCGCGGGCCTTCTCTTGCGCGCCTTTGACGAACAGCCGCACCAGCCCAGCGACCGCTCCGATGCCAGCGCCGATCGCCGCGCCGAGAGGACCGCCATACTTGAAGCCGATCATCGCCCCGCCAGCGGTGGTCATGGCGAGGCCGGAGACGCCGCCGCGCTGGAGGCCCATCAGGGCGAGTGTCGCGCCACCGAGCAGCGCGGCATTCGACCGCCCGAGGGCAGAGAGCTTCTGTCCCATGGTCGCCGCTTCCCAGGTCACGGCCTTGCCAGGGGCGTACTGGACGCCGCCACCGAAACCGAGAAGATCCTTCCAGCCGCCGAGCAGGCCACTCCAGCCGCTGCCGTTACTCGAAGGGATGAAGGGCGGCGTGCCCCAGCCTCCGGCCGCGCCGACCGGAATGGGCCCCCCACCACTGCTTCCTCCGAAGACCGGCGCTGCGCCGATGCCGAGCAGTCCGCCAAGCCTGCCGAGTGCGCCCCCGCCGGAGGCGCCTCCACCAGCCAGTGAGACTCGCTGTCCAGTAAAGAGCTGCATCAGCATCGCAGCAACGCGCGAGCTGACCACGTCCTTGATGGCGGTGAGCAGGGCCGTCTTGAGCGAATTGCCGATGGCAGACCAGATGGACTGAGACTTGGTCAGCAGCGCGTCGAAGACTCCCTCGGCCTGGCGTTTGAAGGAATCGAAGATGCGCTGGTTGTGGTCGCGCACCAACTGCGCCTGGCGGATCGCCGCATTCTCGCGCGCGCCCTGAACGGCGGCGTCCGTGGCTTCCTGCCGGAACTGCCGGATCTCATCCCGTTGCGCGGTGAGTTCTGCAATGCGCGCCTGGATTTCGTCGGCCCGGTAGCCGAGCCGCTTGAGTTGCGCCTCTTCCTCGATCACCATCCGCGAGGTTTCCAGATCAAACAGCCGCATGCGGATCTCGTGGACCCGCGTGATGTACTCGATCTCGATAGCGGCTTTCCGTTGCTCGACTGCCACCTTCTGCTCAAGCGTCTGCGCATTCGTGGCATCGAGCGCCCGCAATTGGGCCTCGCGCGCTATCCCGGCGCGCGTCTCCTCGATACCGAGCATTTGCGCCAGGTGATCGAGGTTCCGCTTCGCGATCTCCTCGTTATAGGCCAGCCGTTGCGCGAGGAGATGAGACTCGATCTCCAGCCGCCGGCGCGCGGCTTCTTCTTCCGCAGTCAGATACTCGGCCAGATTCTTGCGGTTGGTCTCCTGGACTTCCTTCTGCCAGTTCGCCAGGCGCTCGCGGAGCTCGCCGATGACGTTCTCCCAGGCCTTACGGGTGAGTGCGATCCGCTGCTCGTTGCCCCGCTCGTCCACGAAGGTAGTCCACTTACGGATCTGTTCCTGGACCTCAGCCATGTCCCGCGCGAATCCCACGAGGCCGCGCCGGCGCGCTTCCTCGAGCGCGCGTGCGCTCTCGCGCTCCACCTCCAATTGGCGCTTCCGAATCTCGGCCGCGCGTTTCAGTGCTTCGAGGTCTGGCTCCGGCGACGCCTTGATGGTCAGCTTGGGGCCTTCGTACTCGAACGGCTGCTCGCCAGGCAGCCACCGCTTGCCGCTGACAAGTTCGCGGATCTGGTCATCGGTCATCCCTTGCTTGCGCAGCGCGTCCACGCTGGTCTTGCCGCTCAGCAGATCCTCGCGCAGGGCCTTCCGCTGCATCTCGTCGAAGCGGGCCTGAAGTTGATCCTGGGTGTCTTTCCATTGCGAGTAGATGGCAAAGCCCGCCCCGACAACGCCCACCGCGAGCAGAGCGTATGGGTTGATGCTCGCGAGCTGGAGCGCGGCGATCGATTTCGCCAGCGCCATGATCTTGTCGGCCAGGGCGTAGGTGGCCAGTACGCCAGAAACCCACAGCGCCACTTTGCCGAAATCTTCAAGCAGGTCGGTGTTCTCCCGCAGCCAGCCGACCAGGCCGCGCAGGTTGCCAATCAGCGCCTTGAAGTCATCCTGGAACTTTGCCCCGATGTCTTCGCGCAGGTTGTTGAACTCGCGGCGCAGCGCGCCGAGTTGACCTTCAGCGGTCCGGGAAGCTGCCGCGTGCGCGCCTTGGATCTTTGCTCCCTCGCGGGTTACCGCGTTGTAGCGGAGCTGCTTCTCCTCAGTCTCGGTGAGAGCACGTCCGAGTTGAAGCTGGGCGATTTGCGATTCCTTCTGGAAATCGACGAACAGTCCGAGCGAGCGGAGGCCACGCGAGGCGCCCGACTCGATGGCCATCACGATGGATTCGAGGGCCTCGCCGGCGGCGATGTTCTGCACCGCCGCCGCGTCCTTAGCCAGTCTCGCCAGACCTCGCGCCTTCGACAGCTCAAGGTCGGCAACGATCAGTCGCTGAACGGCGTGCGCGGCCTCGGTGTACTCGAAGCCGATCTCTTCGATCGCGGCAACCTGCCTGGCGGCCGCGGCCGCACCCACCCCGTGGGCATTGGCCAGCGCCTTGAGCGAGGCCTCGGCCTTAGCATTCTCAGCGGCCATCATGACCGAACCGACGGTGAACTCCTTGGCCCAGGCGAGCGCGCTCTTGATGGCGTCAGCGAGAAGGTTCCCCGCGGTGGCGCCCTTCACCATGGCGGCCGTCATGCCGTCGATTCCTTGCGCTGCGCCCCGGGCGGTCTTCACCGCCGACGCTTCCATGCTCGACAGGCTCGCGTTGACGCTCTTGATGGACGCATTGGCCCTGTTGGTGTCAACTTCAACGACGAGTTCGAGCCTGTTATCGGCCATGCACGTTCATCTGCTCGCGGTCCAACACGTCGCGTTCCTCCTCCAGCACCACTAGCGCCCGGAACTCGTCCGCCCGGATCTCATCGAGGCCGATGCGGACGCCCAGTTTCAGCGCCACCCTTAGGTCGAGCGCGCGCCGCAACAAAAGACCTGCCTCCGACGATTGCGCGGCATCCAGCCTGTCCAGCGGGCAGTGATCACAACGGCCGCCATCGTCCGGAGCGTCCGGGCAAAGGCCCGGTTCGCAGAGTTCCGCGCGGCGCAGCGCCCAGTGAATCAAAAACCGCAGGGAGGGCCGCTCAGGCCACTCCCCGGGTGTCAGTTTGGGTCGCCGGACTCCTGGAAGGCGCCGTCCAGAGCGTCGATCGCGGCTTTTACGGCGACGGCCTGGTGGATGATCGGCACGTCGCCCGCGTAGCCCTCGGAGGATTCCAGCAGCTTCTTGAAGAGCGCGGCCGCCGGTGCGAGGTTGATGATCAGTTCCTGGCGGTTGTAAGGCAGATCGAGCACCCGCGCGAAGCCACGGCGGTATTCGAATACTTCCTTGGCCGAGGGCATCTTCAGGATGTGCGTCACCGTGCCGCCAAGGACTCGCAGCGTCACGCGGAAGCCGTCGCCCACCTGAACCACATCATCGACCTCGGCCTGGCTCAATTGCTCGATGATGCGGCTGGCCTCGAACGGATCGACCTCGGGCGCGTTCTCCTCCGGCAGGCGGATCTTGGCCAGCAGCGCGGCGTCAGCTTCCGCCGAGTCGGGGATCGTCGTTTCCGACACCCCGCGCCCCAGTTGCTTCACGATGACCTTGCGCTTCTTCTGGCGGTCGATCCATTCCTCATCAGCCGGGAAGCGCACGCGAACCGGCTTCACTCCATCGGGCGTGCGCAGGTGAATAGTGATGGGTTGCTTTGAGTCAAACATAAGAGTCCTCTCTACTGGCAGATCCCGTCCACGTTGCACTTGGCCACGGCCGAGACGATGCCGTTGGTCTCATCCCACATCGGCAGGCACTCCACCGACACGGTGACGATGCCGTCCGTGTCGCCGAGTTCGGCGGTTGCGAAGGAGACCTTGTGCCAGGTGATCTCGAGCGAGTTGTTCGAGTCGTAGGTCAGCGCCAGAACTGCCGTGCCCGTGGACTGGCTCCTGAGCTTCGTCAACTCGCTGGAGCCGTTCTCGAAGCGCGCCGTGAAGCGCAGCGTACCCTGGCGGTTGCCGAACTCGAGGCGGCCGCGGACGGCGCCGCTCGCACCGTCGCCCGGCGTCTGGAAGCCGGAGCCGGGGTAGAATCCGCCGTCCAGACGGACGTTGTTTTTCCAGGAAGTCTCGAGCGAAACGATGTTCTTGTTCGAGACGTAGTTGACGCTATTGATCGAGAGCGCGAGCGATGCCGACGGCAGCAGTTTCTCCACGGTCGCCGCCGGCATGGTGATGCCCGATGGCTCGGCTGTCTTGCCGGACCCGACAAACTCGACGGTGATCTTCGAGTTCGCGCGGCCGGGCCCCGAGCCGATTGAGATGGTCCAGCCTTCGACCACGCAGCCCACCGCCATCCGGTCGACGACGACACCCGCGCCGGGGCGGATCTGCTCAACAAAGGAGAAGTAGGGCAGTTCGGCCGCATCGCCCGAGGCCGGAAACAGCGGCGTGCAGGTGTAGGTGAAGTTCGGCGTCGTGCCCGACTTCACGACCTTCCCAAGGCCGAACGCCATCGCCCAGGCGCCGATCTCCGCGCCCAAATACTTCTCGAGCGTCCCGTTCACGTCCCAGGACGTCTGGAAGGACTGCGTCGGGAACTCGTGACCCTTGCCGAACTCCTCGGCGTCGTTTTCGGTGTTCAGCTTCGGGTTGGCGAGCGCGGCATTGAGCTTGCGCAACTGCCACATTTGGGCGGCCGTGTTGGCCGTAGAGATGTTAGTCTGCTTCTGCTTACCGAAGCAGATCTGGATTTCCTGCATCCGCGCGACGGACATCAGGCGTTACCTCCTCTTCCGTGACTTGCCGCCAGCCGCGCACCATGAGCGGCACGATCTTTGCCGGCGTGGCTTCCACTTCCTGCACCTCGCCATCGGGCGAGCGCATGAGCACGGTTTCAGTCATCTCCCATCTCCATGAAGCTAAGCGGCGCCTCGAAATAGTCGAGTCCCTCGGCGTCGGTCTGCCGCTGAATGAGCGGCAGGTCCATCGGGTGGCACGACGGGTGGACCGTAGCATTGAGCATCGGCACACCCTTGGACGCCGGCACGCCCTTGGTGATCAGCCGGAACAGCCGGTAGTAGGCGGTGGGCGGGTCGCCCCAGAAGGTCTCGCGCGCCCGCAGATAGAGCGTCACCTGGTGCCGCCAGACATCGACGCCGCCGAAAGTCGCGGGCTGCGTCCCCTGCCAAGCGGCCATGATCCCAGGCGCGGGCATCTCATGGATCGCCGCCGCGAGGCTTGCCCGCTTCGGATACTGATCGTGGTAGGCGAAGATCCGCTGCTCATCGCCGTTCATCTCGGTGACCAGTTCCGGGATGTCGCGCAGCAGGGCGACCAGGTTGTCGACCAGTTCCGACGGGTTGATCATCGCTGCTTCCCTCCCAGGCTGCGTTCGAGGAGCAGACGGGGCTTGATGGCGTCGAGCATCTTCCGGGCTGCCTCAACGACCGCCGCCTTGTTCTTCGGCGAGAACACCATCCACGCCTCGCGCTTCTGGTTGGCCCAGGCCTTGATCCGGTCCTTGCGGGTCGAGACGTTGGCCTTGGCCCGGTTCTCGCTCACCGTGCGGACCTGGAAGTTGCGCAGCAGGTCGCCCGAGAAGGTCAAGTTGCGGCGGTTGCCCTTGCCTTTGCGAGTCTTCCAGATCGCATAGCGCTTGGTGAGCGGCTTGGCGGCGGAATCCTCAGGGCCCTGGGCGGCGGCGAGCCGCGCCTTCACCGCCGCAACACCCGCCGCGCCCATCTCATACATCTGCCGCTGCCGGAAGTTGAGCAAATCGAGCCGTAGTTGCTTCTTCTGGTAGACACGGACGCTGGGCATCGATCGCCTCACGGAACTTGTGCGCAATTGCTCACAAGTCGCAAACCTCCGCCAAATTTGGCGGAAGTCCGACTTCCGGAAGATTTTCCGGAAGTCAGCCGGCCTTGCGCAGCCGGAGCACGGCGGTGCCCTCGGCGTCGGCCTCGATGTCGAAGACCTTGTAGCGGACGCCTTCCATCTCGACCTCATCCCCGCGCAGGGGCGCCGCAGGTAGATCTGCCAGCCGCACGAACAGAACGGCATAGACACCCGGCGAGGCGTCTTCGGCCTCCCGCGCCGGCTGAAACACCGCGCGGACGGCAGCCTGCCCGCCCGCGTCGAGCAGATAGGTGACTTCCCGCCCGAAGACCCGCAGGCAGGCCTCGTCCACGCGGCTCACTTGGTCCGCGAACGCCATCAGGAGATAAACGCCCCGTTCAGCCGCACGCGGCCGGTGGCGTCGCCGTCGGCCGCCGCCCTCACAGCGACGCCGATCAGCTTGTTGCTGGTCGCGGTCTTGGTGATCACCTTGGTCGTGTTGTTCCAGTAGATCAAGGCGCCCTGCGACCAGCCGGTGCTCGCGCCAGCCTCTCGGGTCAAATCGAAGACGCCCGCCACCTGGAACTCGCCTTCTTCGCCGCTCGCCACATCGGTTGCGGCCACGCCGAAGATGGAGCCCACCAGCGCGCCGCTGCCCGAGCTCACCGCATACGGCGCGGTGAGTGTCAGTGTTTCACCGTTCTGCACGTAGTTCCTCATGTTCAATCCTCCTAAGCACCCACATTCTTTTGGAGCCCGCGCCAGTCAATGGCCTTGGCCCCGAAATCGAGCCGCGCCTTGATCTCGACACCATCGACGTCGAAGCCCTGCCGGGTCTCGATGTACACGCCGTCCTGGCCCTCGAGGTAGGCGTACTCGATCGTGTCGATCTGGTCGGGCGAGGCGAACAGATACCAGGCCGTGGTGCTCGCCGCGTCGAGCCGGGGTTCTGCAATCGGCGTCAGGGCCCGAATGTAGTCCGGCACGAGATCGGCCGATTTCGCCGGCGCGAGGTTCGGCGCGATCATCTGGAACGCCGCGAGTTGCAGCGCCACCGGCACCACCAGATAGCGCGGCTGCACGTTCAGCACGGTGACGCCGTCCAGGCCCTTCTGTTTGGCCATCGCCGCCATGCCCGCGCCCAGGCCCGTCAAGGCCAGCGCGCTGCCCGTGCCCGTGTTGAGGTTCGCGTGGTTGGCGTGGAACAGCGCGACGCCGTCACCCATCGCCGGATTCGAGGTGATGATGCCCCACACCGTATCGCTTTCAAGCGTCGCCGCCGCCACGCCAAAGCCCGCCGGAATCCGGGTGAACGCGCTCAGATCGTCGTTGATGATCGTCTGGCGCGTGATCGAGACGATGCGGCCATAGGTGGCGAGCTTGTAGGTCTCCTTCGATTCGGCGATCGAGCCGTGAGTGAACTCGCCCTTCTCGTTGACCTTCATCAGGCTCGGCGCTTCGCCCAACTGCACGGCGTTGATGTTTTTGAAATCGACCGCCGAGCGCCGCCGCGAGAACGGCAGGAAGGTGCGCGGGTAGGCTTCATAGGCCTGCCGCAAGGTCTTGTTGGCGACGTCAGCGAGGATCGAGGGGAAGTCGGAGGTCGACAAAGCGAGCTTGGCGATCTCGTGGCGCGGCAGCCGCTTGGTGCGCGTGCCGGAGGTTTCGAGGCACTCCTTCGCCAGATCGAGCAGCGTCTGCCCGGCCCAGTCGCGGCCGAGGTCGTCCTTCAAGGGGAAGACCGCCGGATCGTAGCGGTGCAGGAGCGCCGCCATGATCCCGGCGCGGCGGGTGTCGGTCTGATCGCGGGTGACCACGGCGGCCGCGCTGCGGATGGGATTGCGCTCATCCTCTTCAGCCCGCTTGTCGAACGCCAGCTTGCGGAACTCTTCAATCGAAGTGCCCGCCTCGACGTGCTGGGCGACCAGGCGCGCATCGATATTCAACGTGCGCCCGACCTTCTCGATCTCCCGGATGCGTGTGCGTTCGGCCAGTGCTGCTGCCTGGCGCTCGGCATCGAGATTGATCGTGAGTTCGTCACGGGCCTCTTCGCCCGTGGCATTGCTCTTGGCGCCGGCAAGGCCGGCTTCCACGATGGTTTCATCCATCTTCTGCTCCTGTGGGCCAGTTGCCCGTTCAAACTTGAATCCCGCGCCGGGGTCGGCGCCGACGGGGACGAGCGAAACCTCCTCGGGCTCCCAGTCGGTCACCAGCACCTGGCGCATGGTCGCCCCTTGTGGCGTCACGTCTTCGACCGCGTGAATCGCCACGCCCATCGAGGCGTTGCGCAGGATGCCGTCCTGGACGTCCTGCCAGATGGGATCCACGTCGGCGCGCTTCGAAAACCGCACCGTGGCCTTGCCCTGGCCGTTCTCGACCCACGCACGGGCGATGACGCCGATGACGTCGTCGACGGTGAAATCGCGGTGGGAATTGAGCAATGGCGCCGCGCCACTCGCCAGGCGCCCCATGCGGATCGCGCCCGGCTCCATCGAGAAGCGCATCTCGAACGGGCCGCGCGCGTCGTAGCGGCGGACCGATGCACCCGTGTACCAGGTGAGCGTTGCGGTTCGTTCGTCGCGGTCGGCTGGGGCCAGCGCCTCAAACTGGGCTTCCAGCCGTTCTCTCGTTGGGGTCATGTGGAGGTTCCTCGTTATCAAGAAGCCGGAGAATGTCGCCCAACTCGCGTTTGAGTTCAGCGGCCGGCGGTTTTTGTTGCGTGCCGCTCTGCGTCACGCGGCGCGGATCGCAGTCGAGCACGATCCCGCGCTCATCGAGCAGCCGGTTGATTTCGGCGATCTGTTCCAACTGCGCGTCGGGGTCGTAGCCCTGCTCGGCGATCGCCTGCCGCAGCGTCAGTGTTCCGGTTCGCAGCCGGTTCAAGGTAGCGACCGAGTCCTTGTATGGATCGACGCTGCCGAAGCCGGGCGGCGTCCACTCGGCCCGGAACGGCCCGGGCTCAGGGATTGCGCCCGCCGCGTAGGCCACCGTGAGAAATCGTTCCCAGACCGGCGTGCAAAACATCGGGATGAAGGTCAGCCAGCGAAAGCCCTCGATGCCGTTGCGGAAGCTGAGCAGGCCCGCGCGGTAGCTCGAGTAGTTCACGCGCGACAGATCGCCGGTCAACTGCTCATAGGTGAGCTGCAAGCCCGTGGCAATTTGAGCCTGTTTGGCGGCGACGTAGTCGCGATAGCCCGCCGAGGCCGACGGAGAAGCAAAGGTGATCTCCTCGCCCGGCTTCAGGTACTCGATCATGCCCGGCTCGAAGCTTTCGACGCGCTTTCCGGTGGCCGGGTCCGGCGCGGCCGGCGCGATCGGCGGACCATCCGGGCCTTGCGGCTGCGTAACAAACGCGGCGAAGCAGGCCTCGATCTTCTTGCGGACCAGTTCGGCTTCTTCGTACTCATCGAGATCGCGAAGCGTAACGATGGCGGGCGCCAGCCACGGCACGCCCCGGACCTGGCCGGGACGGTCCTTGCGGTAGATGTGCAAGATCTCGCTGGCAGGGACGCGCACGGACTGCAGCGACGCCCCACCGCGTACGCCCGTCTGAACCACATCGCCCGGATGCTGGCCGTAGAGCCAGTAGAAGACGCGGCGGCCCACCAGATCGAACTCGACGCCTTGAATGATGTAGCCCGTGTCAGTCTTCTGCGTTTTCGTGTGATCGAGGTAGTCGGGTTCGTGCACCTGGAGCTGCAACGGAACCGTGAGTCCATCGCTTTCGCGCCGCTGGCGGAAGCGCACCAGACACTCTCCACTTTCAAAGACCGTGCGGGCAATCAGCGCCTGAAGGCCGTAGAAGTCGAGCTGGCCGTCGGCGTCGCACTCGTCGATCCAGTCCGCCCACGCCGCGTTGATCAAGCGGTCCAGTTGCGGCTCGCCGCTTCGCGCCTGCGCCGTGATGCCCGTGCCGATAGCGTTGCCCACCACCTCGGCCGCGGCGCGCGCCCCCGAGGCGGGGTTGGGGGTGAGG